ATGAGCCTGCTGGACGAGCGAATCCGACAGCTCAAGGCTGAGCGGTCGGCCGCGATTCGGGCATTCGACCGGGTCGACGCCGAGCTGCAGCGGGTGCAGGAAGAGCGCCTCGTAGTCGCGGCGTCACCCGAGGAGCGCCGCGCCTCGTTCCGGGTGGTGACCGCATGACGACCGCGATCCGGGTGTCGATGGGTGTCGGTGAGCTGGCCGTCATCGTGAGCGTGGCCGTGCTGGTGGGCCTCGTCATCGGGCTGGCCGTCGGGTGGTGGCGGCGGTGAGGCGGATGTGGCGCGATCCCCGCTTCTGGGTCCTGCTGGTCTGGACGACGGCCCTCGCGGTGGCCGTCTACTTCGCGCTGCTGGCCGTCCTCGGCCGGTAGTTCAGTCCGACCCCAAGCGCACAATCCGACCCTGTAGGAGGGGGAGCACATCATGAGGAAGATCCATCCTGTTGGCTGGGCCGCCATCGCCGCCGTACTGATCGGCATCGCCATCGGCGCCACCCTGATCATCCGGTCCCTGACCGCCGGCCCGACCCTGGAGGACGCCAGCGCCGCGTGCGGCGACGCCGGACGCATCGAGGACGACGGCGCGACCCTGGTTCTGGCCGGCTACGGCGACGCGCTCACCGATCTCCTTGACGACGACGCCGAGCTCGAGGACGCCATGGCAGACATCGGACTGACCAGCGTCGAGGACATGGCGTGCGTTCTGGAGGAGCTGCAGGCGCCCACCGCCGTCATCGAGCACATGTCGTCGACCCGCGCCTTGGACGGTACGCAGAGCGACGACTGGGAGGGCTACGAGGCGCAGTGGACGTACCATCCCGACGACGGCCTGAACATCATCGTCACCGAGAGGTGACCTCCCTAGCGCCGAGCGGAACCCCCGTCACCTTCACGGTGGCGGGGGTCCGTCATGCCTGGGACGGTCCCGCCTGCAGGCCTCCGCCTCGCGGGCGTATGGCCTCTTAGTGTGAAGATCACCAGGCGGGACCGTCGTTCCGATCCTAGGGTCGTTGGCGCCAGGGTGGGGAGGGGGGCCAGCTACGCGTCGGGCAGGTCGAGGTGGCGCACGATTCGTTCGATGATGCGGGACTCGCGGGCTGCCTGCTCGAGGTGGGCGTCGAAGCGTGATGCGAGCCGGTCGACCTTGCCCTCGGTGCGTTCGCCGCGCTCACCGGATGTGACGAGGCGGCGGTCGATGCGGTCGACGACGTCGCGCATCGACGCGCCGCTGTTCGGGGTGACCTCGTGCACGACGCTGTCGGCGCGGCGGCGGGTGCGGACCTGCTCGACCAGCAGACCGATGAGCGCCACCAGCACCAGGCCGGCGGTCGAGATCAGAGCCACAGTCTCGGCGTCGCTCATGCTGGGAAGTACACCCCTCCCACGCTGATGACGTCGCCGGCGAGCCAGTTGCCGAGAGGGGCGGTGGCGTTGACGCTGTTGCCGTCCATCCACAGGTTGAACGTGGTCGAGCCGGTCATGCGGCACATGAGCGTCGTGCGGTTCGTCGACGCCGTGCCGCGGGCGGCATAGCCGTAGCCGACGCTCATCCACGACCCACCCGCCACCAGCGTCGGCAGGTTGCTGGCGAATACGCCGGAGATGGTCGACGTCGAACCGAAGACCCACTTCCACTGCCAGGCGGCGAGACCACCGATGCTCGCCCAGTAGGCGGTCACGTCGCCGTTGCCGACGGTGGCGTTGGTGAAGGTCGGCGTCCAGGTGGAGCGGGCACCCAGCAACTCCAGGCCGTCCAGTCGCGTCCGGTCGTTGGCGATCTCGTCCGAGACCGACTCCATGCCGAGGTTGAGCAGGTCGGAGAACGGCGCGGCCGGGTCGTCCTCGCCGAAGATCCAGATGCCGTTGCTGTCGTACGCGCCGGTCGCCACGTCAGGCCTCCCGCAGGCAGAGCAGGACGACCTTGGACAGGGTGCCGTCGTAGGGCCCGGCGACGTTGTGCGCCCGGAGGAACACGTTCTCCGAGTTGGCCGGCTCGTTGTCGGCCCGGGCCGTGCACACGACGATCCCGCCACCCGCGGTGAGGAGGCCCTGCACGATGACCTCGGTCGGGGTGAAGGGTGCGCCGTGCGGCTCGACCGCCTGGCCGTCGTCAAAGTCGACACCGAGCAGCGTGGTGAAGTGCACCTCGTAGCCGAGGTACGTCGGGTGCAGTGTGGCGTTGGATGAGAACACCGTGTTCTCCACGTCCACGAACAGCAGCCGCCGGGCGGACGGGCGTGGCTGCGACGTCGAGGCGTTGGCGAACGGCGCCGACCGGCCGGTGCCTCCGCGGGCAACCGGCAGCGTCCCGGACGTGATCTGGCCGGCGCTGTGCGTGCCGGTCAGACGGTGGGCGGCCAGGTAGTCGCGGCCCTTGTTCTCCTCGTCGTAGGCGAGCCTGATGTCGTCGGACCCCGCCACGGTGTCCATGCCGACGCTGGCAGCCAGGTCGCCGTTCGCCATCGGTCAGCCCTCCCACAGGTATGCGGCGTACGACACCCCGGCCGGGACGTCGTCGTAGGCCACGCCAGACGGCGTGTACAGGTAGCTGTTCTCGGTGATGCCGAGCAGGTCGCGGGTGCGCACGGTCATGACGTCGTTGGGCTGCGACCAGGTGACCGCGGCGACGGCGCCGGCGTGCAGGGAGCCGTCGGGCAAGGTGGCCTGTGCCGCCTGGTACGGGCGCACGGAGTAGTCCGCGACGCCGCCCAAGCCGAGCACGCGGCCCAGGGCCTGCGCCTTGCGCAGCATCCCGCGGGCAGCACCCGTGCCCGGGTAGGCCCGCTCGACGGTGCGGGTGATGGTGCGGCCACCCTGCAGACCGGCAGCGTCGTATCGGGTCCGCCGGTCGCCGTTGCTGTCGGTCCACTCGAATGTGACGACTGCGCCGTCGCCCCAGCCGCCGTTTTCGCGGGACACGGCGTCGGTGAGGTCGGCGAGGATGTCCGGCGAGGCGACGTACTGGCCGCGCACCTCGACCAGCTCGGGGTCCTCGAGGTGCCACAGGCCACGCTCGTCGCACCACAACCTAAGCCCGGCCATGCCGATGATCGACCCCAGGTACGACCAGGCGAGCTCGCCGGGCTGCCACGCCAGCGCGTCGGTCTCGACGATCTCGCTCCCGGTCGACCCGGCCGGGAGAGCGGTGTTCAAGACGTGCCCTAGGACCATGTTGCAGCAGTCGCGGACCGTCGAGCCGCCGGGGGTCATCGCCGTGCGGGAGGTGAGGGCGTACTCGTTGAGGCGCCCGTCGTCGCTGTTGGCGGTGATCTGGACCGTGCCGGTGGCGTGGTCGACCTGGCGGTCGGCAAGGTACAGCTTGCCGCGGACGCGGGTGGATGGGCGCCACCCGCCGGGGTTGAACGGGGTGCCGTACTGGGCGGTGAGGCTGGCCAGATTCGGCCGCCCGTACCGGAACGTGAAGTCGTCCACGTAGGCGTGCGGGTTCGTTCCGGTCAGGCGCGCCTCCAGCCGGCAGAATCGGGCCAGGTCGTTGACGCCCGGGGTGACACTCGTTTCCAGGCGCAGCCGGTACCACAGCCCCGGAGTGGGGTCGTTCACCTGCACCCCGCGCTGCTGGAGGAACACCCCGTTCGCGTCGTACAAGTACTGCCGGAACGTGGCGTTGGTCACCCCGGACGCGACGTTCACGAACACCTGAACGAAGAGCCGGCCCAGCATCTCCATGGGGAACGCGTCGCAGAGAACGGTCGCCGGGCTGACGGTGGCCGTGATCTCCATCGACTGCAACCCGGAAGCGAACTCCGTGGAGGACACGGCGATCGTGGTGTCGATGCTCGTGGCGGCCCAGCCCTGGAGACCCGTCTCAAACCCGGAGTTCGGGTTGACGTCGTCCGTGCCCATCGACAGGTCCCGCAGGTTCACCCGGGGGAATCCGATGTCCGGATCGAGGAGCGGAGCGAAGCTGGCGTCGAGGTCGGCCAGCGTCTGCCCGTACCCGAACGCCTGGCTCATGCCGACGTTGACTCGCGGTGGCGGGCTGGTGCGCGGGTCGAGGGTGTCGATCGTGGCGTCGTCGAGGGGCACCGTGGCGCGGAGGATCGCGTACGGGATGCGCTCCTCGTCCAGGTCCAGCGAGATGGTCTCCGGTTGGAGTGTGACGCCGCCGACCTGCAGCCGGTTGGTGTGGGTGGAGGCGGTCAAGGGGACACCTCCGTGAAGTCGGCGGTGACGATCCAGCGGACGAGGGTCACCGGGTCGAGCTCGTGGCCGAGCGGCCCGGTGACGGCGTACGTCATCGCCACCGAGGTGACGTCGTCGTCGGCGAGCGTCAGCAGGACGCCGGAGGCGTGCATGGCCTCCATCGCGACGGCGGCGGCCTCGTCGGCACAGAGGATCCGCAGTTGCCCGGAGCGCGTCGCGTGCGGGCGTAGGGTCACGTCGGGGTCGGGCCGACCGATCATCGGGTGCGCGACCGTGCGGGCCTGACGGGCCGGGGTCCAGCCGAGGACGAGCATCGGCGTCAGGGTGGTGGTGCCGTCGGAGATCGTCGTCATGGTCGCCCCCTCACACCAGCTGGTTTCCGAAGGTGGACACGCGCAGTGGCACCGTCACGCCCTTGCGGGCCACTTCGCTGGCCCAGCGGCGATACGCCGAGTCGTTCACGTCGACCCGGACGCGGGGTCCCTGGATCTCGTCCGGGATCTCCGACTTGAACCCAGTCATCTGGTTTCGGCCCATCGCCGCGCCGGCCGCCTGGAGCTTGGCGAGCGTGGACGCACGCGCCTCCGGTGGCGTGTTCATCAGCGTGTCCAGCACCGCCCACCGGTCTTCGCCGAACGTCTCCAGCGCCGCCATCTGCTCGGCCGTGAGTGTCGTCTGCGCGAACGCGTACAGCTCGGCCTTGCGCGCCTGGTCGGCGAGCATCTGATCGAGGCTGGCGGTCAGCTCCTCCATGGAGATCTTGCCGTCGTCGGTGATGGCGTCGAAGTGCTCTTGCCATTCCTCGGTCAGGCCGGTGACGGCTTCGGCCTCGTGCTCCATCGCCTCACGGACACGGGCTGCGCGCTCCGCTCCCGCCTCCGCGGCGGCCTCGGCGCGCTCCTCGCGGGCCTGCTCGGCGGCCGCGATCTCCGCCAACGAGCGGAACGCCTCGCTGTCGGCGGACGACTGGGCCTCCCGCTCGGCTTCCAGGATCTCCAGCCGCTCGTTGGCACGCTCACGCTCGGTCTCGTGGAACAGGCCGCGGGCGCGCTCCAGCGCACCCTCGAATCCCGTAGCGGCGTCGATCTGCTCTAGCCGCTCCTTCTCCTTGCGGATGGCCTCATCCAGTGCAGCAGGGTCACCGGCCAGGCCGCGGGCGAACTCCTCGAAATCGATGTTCGACAGATCCCTGACCGCCGTGGTGAAGTCCTCCACGCCGGTGTTGGCCTCGTCGGTCTCGCTGATGATCTCCCGGATCCGCTCGGCCACGTGGCCGAGGGCGGACCCACCGTCAACCCGGACGTCGATCAGGTTGTCTCGGATCTCCCCGATCCGGTCCCGTAGCTTCTGCGCCTCCTCCTTGGACTTCTCGAATGCGGAGAACGCGAAGCCGAGACCGCCCGCGATGGCCAGACCAGCAGCCGCGCCGGCCGGGCCGAACCCGGCGAACGCGTTCGCGGCGATCTCCTGGAAGGCGTCGCCGATCGATGCGGCGCTGCCGTCGAAGCTGGCCGCCGATTCCTTGGCCGTGGAGTTGGCCTCGTCCTTGAACTCGCGGGCACCCTCGGACGCCTCGTCGAAGCCGCGGCGGGTGTCGGTGCCGACCTTCGTGCCGAGCCCGTCGGACTCCTTCTTCGCCGAGTCGAAGGCGTCCTTGAAGCTGCGCTCCATCTTCTCGGCCGCGGTCTCGACTTCCTTGGCCGCCTGCTTGGCCTCGTCGCCGACACGCTCCAGCCCGTCACTCTTGCCGACATCGTCCAGGGCGCGCTCGGCGTCGCGGGCGCCGTCCTCGATGCCGTCAGACAGAGCGCGGCCGGCATCGTCTCCGGCGTTCTGCGCCTCGCGGGAGACGTCATCCAGGGAGTCGGCAACGTCGTCAAGGGCACGCTCGACGTCGGAGGTGCCCTTGATGAAGCCGCTGACGTCGCTGACGATCGGGATGGAGATTGGGCGGGCCATCGTCAGCTCCTTCCTTCAGCTGCCTCGTGGACTCGACGGACGACGGTCTGCACCCATAGCGATGCCAGCCGCGGGCCGATCTCCTTGGCCGCGGGATAGGCGACGCGCCCCTTGGGTGCGCGGCGGGCGAGCTGCCTGGTGGTGTTGCGGGTGACCTGGTGGCTGCCGCCGGACCTGCGGTTGCGGCGGGTGTAGGTGGTGGTGCGGGACTGGCTCGACCCGAACTCGAAGCCCGACCAGGACTGCACCGGGATCAGACCGCCGGACAGTGCGCGCCTACTGGCAGCGGCGATCATGACCGGCGGGTTGCCTGCCTTGATCCGGGTGCCCGGCACGATGACGCGGCGGTCCATGTGCCACGACGCCCGCTCGGCCACGAGGCTCTTCCAGACCGGGCTCATCACCTTGACGGTGTCGCGCCGGATGTCGCGAGCGAGGCTGCGGTCCATCGCCTTGAGGGCGAGGACGACAGCCTGCAGCTCGCGGTGGTCTCCGACGCGGAGCATTGGTCAGACCGTCTGCAGCCAGGCGACGGTGCCGTTGATGACGACGTTGCTGCGGCCGGGCGCGGCGGGCGCACTGGCACCGGACGTGCCGGCGGTGAGCGCCCGCAGGACCACGCTGCCGCTGGCGATGCTGACCCGGTCGCCGACGACGTACGCGGTCGTCGCGGCCCACGCCGACGGGGTCGACGGGTCGACCAGGGTGGGACGGCCGGAGACGCCCAGGGTGACTGAGCCGACGGGCACAGCCTGGCCGACGCCACCGATCGGGCCGGAGACCAGGGTGACCTCGGCCTCGAACGTGGGGCCGACGCCGGACTGCGGCTTGAACGTCATGTCGACCTTCGTGCCCGCGTTCGCGAACAGGTACCGCGAGAGGCTGTCGGGCGTGACCCAGTCCTGGACCGTCTCGACAACGACCGTCCAGGTCTCCGTGCTGACGTCGGTGAACACGGCGTTCGGCGTGAGGCCCCGCCACTCGACGGTGGCGGCGGTCGGCGTGAACGTGACGCCGCTGACGTGCGCTTCGTAGTTGTCGGTCGCGATGCTCAGGAGCGTGTCCTTGAGCACGATCGGGGCGACGGCGATCTGAGCCATCAGGGACTCTCCTCTGTCTCCTTGGTGCTGATGCACCAGGCTGCGATGGTGTAGCCGGGGTACTGCTGGTCACCGGCCACGCCGCGTTCAGCCCGCGTCCACGTCAGGCCGGTGAAGTCGGGGTCGGTGTCGATGGCCTCCAGCACCTCGTTCAGTGCCGTGTCCAGCGCGACGTCCGCCTTGGCCGGGTCGCTGATGCTCGTCATCACGTCGATGGCGAGCTCGTGGCGGCGGGCGCCCTGCGCGTTCGGTGCTGGCTCGGCGATGGTCCGGTACACCGACACGAACGTCTTGCCGGGCTCCGCGGCGTCGGGCGCCCACGAGTAGCCGCGGATGATGTACGCGTCGGGCAGGGCGTCGTCGAGGACGTCGGCCGCCCACTTCTGGATCGAGGTCACGACTCCTCCTCGACGACGACCCCGAACGACGGCACAGCGCGGTTCGGTCGCAGCAGCGACTTCACTGAGTCGGCGAGCGGGCGGACCCGGACGGCATAGTCGCCGTCGAACCCGAGGACGTCGCCGTCGCGCTGCGCGTTCGACCAGGTCTCCCGGGCCTGCTGCACGACGGCCTGCTTGTACCGCGCCGGCACTGGCGCATCTACCGCCAGCGTCGGCGCGTACGCCTCGCAAAGCTCCTGCGAGACGTCGAGCAGGTGCTGCAGCAGGGCAGGCTCCATCTCCGCCGCGTCAGCCCAGATGAGCTGCGCGTCGTTGATGTCCGCCCACTCCGCCATGTCAGGCGTCCTCCCGCTTCGGCTTCGCCGCGGTCTTCTTCCCTGCCCGCTCGGGCTCGGGGTCGACCTGGCCGGCCCGTTCGGAGATCTCCACCCGGACCGCCGCCAGCTCGGCCATCAGCTCCCGCTCGTACGCGGCGAGCTCGGTGATGGTGCGTCGCTTCGCGGCCATGGCTAGGCAGCGTTCGCGGCGGCGAGGCTGTACGCCTTGCGGTTCTGGACGTTCCCGTCGGCGCGCTCCCAGGCGATGTACTCGACCTCGCCGTTGGACGCTCGCGTCCACGGGTTGACGATGACGACCAGGTTGGACACCCGGCGGATCACGTACGCCTCGCGCAGGTCGCCGAGGACTCCCCACTTCGCCGAGAGCGTGTTGTGGTTGGGGAACGCCTGGTCGATGACGACCGGGTAGCCGAGCAGGCTCCGGGCCGGGCGGCCACCGATGCCGGCCTCGGCAGCCTCCTGGATCAGCGGCCGGCCGTCGGAGCCGACCAGCGCACGGATGGCCTGGAAGGTCGCCTTGTTGAACGCCCACTTCGCGTTCTGCTCGTAGGCCGGGTCCAGCGCGGTCTCGATGTCGAGCAGCTTCTGGTAGGTGAGCGCGTTGCCGGCGGCCAGGGTGACGTCGGCGGTGAGTCCGGCGCGGGCGATCCCGAACGGGAGCGTGGTGCCCGTCCCGGTCACCCAGTCGACGGCCTGCTTGCGGGCGATCCTCGTGCCGAGCGTCCGGGACACCAGGCCCGTGATGTCGAACGCGGAGTCCTGCAGCAGCTCCACGCTGACCCGCAGCGGGAGGTTGGCGCCGGCGCCCGCCGAGGTGTACTTGAACGCCTGGAGGTTCACGGTGCCGAACACGAGGTCGGTGCCGCTGGTGACCGCGGCGTGCTCGGCGGTGATGCCGCCCGTCGAGGCGGTGTCGTCCAGCGTCGGGAACTCGATGGTGTTGCCGGTCTCGGTGGTGAACGAGTCGACCTCCGGCGCGAGCCCGCCGAAGGACTTCTGCACCTCGACCAGCTTCTGCAGGAAGCCGGGCGGGACGGTGTACCCGCCCTCGGCGTCCGGCGTGGTGCCCTGTGCGTTGGTGACCCGCAGGTCGGCGATGTCGGCGTTCGCCCGGCCGGTGCGCAGGTAGTTCTCGAACGCCTTCTCCAGGCCGTCGTCCTCGGGTGCGGGTGCCACGTGCACGGCCGCGGTGATGCTGTCGCGGGCCGGGGTCTCGTAGGCCGCCTGCCGCTGCTTGACCGCCTCGGTGCGCTTGTTCGCGAGCTCGACCTCGAGCGCCTCGTACCGCTTGACCTCTTCGTCGGTCAGCGAGCGACCCGACGCGTCGTCGATGATGGCCTTGAGGGCAGCCATGATCTCCGCGATGTCCATACCCTTTCCTCCCTGGGAGTGCGCCGTGGTGGCGCTCTGGCTGCCCCGGCGACGTGCCGGTGCAGGGGTCGTGGTGGCGGCGGCCACGGGGACCGCCAGCGGCGGCGTGGCGGCCGCGGGGGCGGCCGGCGTCACGGCGGCCGCGGTGTCGTTGGCGATCCGGTCGGCGAGCCCAGCAGCGACCGCCTCGGCGGACGAGTACCAGGTCTCGACCTTCATCGCCTCGCGCCAGGTCTCGACGTCGCCGCCGGCCCGGTCGGCGTAGACGGTGGCGATCGTGTCCGACAGGTCGTCGAGCAGCTGGGCCGCCTCGCGCATGTCGTCGGCGTTCCCGGCGACGAACATGGACGCGTCGTGGATCATGAGCTTGGCTGGCTTCTCGATGACGATGGTGTCACCGGCCATGGCCACGAAGCTGGCCGCGCTGGCGGCGACCCCGTCGATGTACACGTCCACCGTGGCGGCGTGGTTCAGCAGCGCCGCGTGGATGGCGATGCCGTCCCACACCAGCCCGCCCGGGGAGTTGATGTGCAGGTCGAGGTTCGGCGCGGTGATGGTCCGCAGCGCCCGGGCGAACGCTGCGGCGGTGACGTCGTCGTCGCCCCAGTAGTCGCCGATCGCGCCGTAGATGAACAGCTCGGCCCGCTCGGCGTCGTCGGCGTTGGCGATGCGGAACCAGTCGCCGCCCTTGGCCTCGGGCCGGCGCACCAGTTTGCGGCCGCGGTCGGCCAGCTTCATCAGCTCGTCCGGCGTCACGGGGTGACCTCCTGCGGTGCGGGTTCGGCGGGCGCCGGTACGGCAGCCGGGGTGGTGGTGCGCAGGTCGTCGCCGCCCTCGATGGGCGGGAGGTTGCGGATGCGCCTTGCCTCGTTGGCGGTGAGGATGCCGCCCTGCACCTGCTTGATCAGCAGGTCGATCTCCTGCTCCGGCGTGGGCCGCTCCAGCCCGGCGTACTCGAACTCGCAGAACATCGGGTCGGACAGCGTGCGAGACAACTGCTGCTCGAACCGACCCGTCCAGCCGGACAGGGTGAAGCGGGCCAGGCCGCGGTTCTGGATCTCCACGCCGGTGCCCCAGGTGGACACCGCGCCGGGGTCCATCAGCAGTGAAGCCGGGACGCCGGTCCAGCGGGCGATCTCCTGGATCTGGAACTGCCGCGACTGGAGGAACTGGGCGTCCTCGGCGGACATGGTCCACGGGGTGAAGTTGAGCTTCTTGCTGACCAGCGCGATGCGGCCGGCGTTGTCCAGGCCGGTGGTTCGGGCGTTGAGCCCTTCCTGCACCGCCTCGTACTCGTCGTCCTCCAGGTCATCCTCGGGGCTAACCAAGCCGGCGATCAGGGCGCCGTCACGGAACATCTTCGCGGCGGCACGGTCGCCAGCGATCGTGGTGCCGAGAGAGTTGCGGGCCACGCCCAGCAGCGACAGCCCGCGCAGCCCGTCCAGCGACGGCCCCATCACCTGCGTCATGTCCGCCTCGGACAGCACCCGCGGCTTGCCGTCGTCGGACGTGAACTTGTACAGCTTGCGCCCGGTGAAGCGGCCGGCCTGGTCCTTCTCCCACTCCACGGTCACGGCCTGCGGGTGGATCGGCACCGAGCCGATCAGCGCGCCGCCCTGGTTGGAGACGTGCTTGAGGAAGCAGTCGCCGTGCAGCAGCAGGTGCAGGATCGAGGTCTCTTTCCAGGCGAACGGCGTCTGGCCCGGCACGCCGCCCGGATCGTCCAGCCACGACGTCACCTGCTTGCGCTGCCCGTTCGGAGCGTCGGTGTAGCTCTTCAACGGCAGCCCGGCGAAGGTCGTCGCGATGAGCATCACGCCGCGGTAGAAGGCGGACACGGCCAGCGCCGAGGCCTCGCCGACCACCACGCCGGAGAAGTTCGGGGCGACGTTGAAGTACCCAGCCAAAGCCGGGTCGCCGATCGAGATCAGCTCATTCGTCGGCTCGCTGTGCTGCCTGCGCTGCCAGGGCCACCTCACAGATACATCGTACGTCAAGATTCTTGATGCCGAGATTCTTGAGTCACGAAACCGCGCCGACGCGGATAGGCGCCCGCACCGGCAGCCGGTCGAACGCGAGCAGCGCGTTGCCCGCGGCCACGATCGGGGACACGTCGCTGGCCGACGCCCGCCTGCCGAACAGCTGGCCGGAGTCGCCGGCGTTGCGCCACGCCGCACCCTCCGCGGCGTCGTTCAGCGCCTTCTGGTCCGGGTGCCTGAGCTCGCCCTCGCGCAGCGCGGTCATGAGGTTTGACGCCGCGGTCACCGCGTCCCGGTACACGAACGCCGTCAGCTTCGGCTTCGGTCGCGCCTTGTCCAGACCCTCGGCCACCGGCCTGTTCTGCCCCACGTCGTCGTACGCGATCGGCACCTTGTACTTGCGCGAGATCCGCAGCGCCTCCCGCCCGACCGTGCGGGGGTCGGCATGCTCGAGCAGCTGTACATGCGCGAGTCCCTCCGCATCGCGCCACGCCGCCACCAGCGCCGCGTGCTCGCCGATCGGGTCGACGTCGAACGCCAGCCCGAACCGCAGCGGCCGCGGCGCCAGCTCGGCAGCGGCAGCGGTCCAGAGCGCCTCGGGGATGGCGCGGGTGTCCGACGACGCCGGCCACACGCCCAGGTACTCCATCGCCCACTGCATGACGTTGTCGAACCCGGCCCGCCGCGCCCGCATCTTCTCGATCGTGGTCAGCGTGCCGATGCCGAGATGCACCCGCTGCCAGACCGCCTCGTCCTCCCAGTCGTCGTCCGGCTCCGCGGCGTAGATGGACACCATGCGGCCAGGCGCGTACGAGCCGAGCACGATGCCCGTGCGGCCGGCGGCCCCCGCCTCCAGCTCGTTCCAGAACCAGCCGGCGCGCTCGGTGCCAGGCGTCCCGCTGAGCACGATCTGCCCGCCGTCGATGGTGTCGAACAGCGGCATCACCGCCTGCTGCAGGTCCAGGCTCTCCTGCGGGTCCAGCTCCTGCGGCTCGTCCACGTACACGATGCGGGTGCCGTCACCACGCACGCTCTCCGGCTTCGGCGCGCACACCCACAGCCTGGAGCCGTTGTCGAACTCGAACGCCTCATGGCCGGCGCCGCGGTAGATCTTGGGCGCGCCCTTCGGTTTCCGACGCTCGATCGTGCGGGCCATCTTCATGAACCGGTCACGCGCCTTGACCCCGGACTGCGCCGTGGTCAGGATCTCCGACTCGTCCTCCACCAGCGCCACGCCGAGCATCCACGACCAGACCGCGGTGGTCTTGCCCTTGCGTCGCGGCCACTGGATCGCGTTGACTTCCTCGCCGGCGTCGAGCTGCTCGCCGAGCTCGTGCTGGTACGACTGCAGCCGCACGCCGAGCAGTCGGGAACCGGTCTCAATCTTGGTCATGGCGCAAGCCTCTGACCTGCGACAATGCGACCCCGAAGAAAAAGGGAGCGGACTGCGCGTTGGGGTTTCCACAGGTCACGAACTTTTCGATCATGACCGCCACCGTCGTCACCATCGTGGCATCCGCGGGTCGCGTGGGCGCGGGCGTCTGCTCGCGGCGGCGATGCGACCACCGAGCTTGCCACCAGCCGAGGTGTTGCACCTGGCGTGGGCCGGGCCGTGGTTGGCTGGGTCGTCCCTGCTGCCACCGAGCGCCAGTTCGACGAGGTGGTCGACGTGCCACGCCTCGCGGTCCAGATCGATGGGTCGGCCGCAACGTGAGCACGGCTGCACCTGGCCGCGGGCACGGATGGCAGCCCTGGCCTTGGTGACCCTGCGTCCTGCCCACCCGGACCGGGCGCCCACGGTCAGACCTGGCGGTTGGCGGGCGCGGCGGCGACGATGCCGGTGCCGGCGAGGAACGCGGACGCGACGGCGACCCACTCGGCGGGCGATACGGCCCCGTCGGTGAGCGCGGTGCCCAGCGCGGCCAGGCCGGCGGCGAGGCCACCGGCCACGGCCTTGGCGTACGGAGCGAGGCGGCTCATCAGGCGTCCTTCACGATGGCTCGGAGGTCGTCGCGGACCTGCCGTCCCGTCGGGGTCGAGCCCTTGGCGGCCTCGTCGAGCAGGCCGTGCACGGCGATGCGCACGGCGGCGATGAGCTGTTCCTGGGTCACGTCGTCCTCCGGGTCGGGCTCGGGTCGGGGGTTGCCGGCGAGGGCGCCAGCGCGGATGAGCTCCATGAGCGGGTCGCCGGGGCACTCGGTTGAGGCACCGGGGACCTGCTGGTGGCCGCGCACGAGGGTGGCCTTGGGGCTGCGCTTGAGGATGTCGGCGCGGAGCTGGCGGAAGGCGTTGACGGCCGCCGTGGTGGGCTCCTCGTCGTTGCCGATGACGAACAGCACGCCGTGCGAGTGGCGGTTCTCGCTGGGGTTGCTGTCACTGGCGCTGTGGGCGCCGACGCGGTCGAGGCCGCGCAGGGTCCAGATGCAGCCGTGCCCGTCGATGGCCATCGAGTAGCCGATGTCCGACCAGCCGCGGCCGTCGATGTGGTACTGCCGCCAGCCGCGGAGGCGCCGAGCGACGTCAGCGTCGCTGATGCCCTGCAGTCGCACGTTGCCCGAGGCCGGATAGTGCACGTTGATGCGGGTGACGGCCGACGCGGAAAGCGTGTCGCCGCCGGGTGCGGTCGAGGTCCACGCGGACCGGGGGCGGTATGTCGCCATGGCCCCAGTGTACGAGCATCGCAGTGCTATACCGAGCAATGTGGGCGCGGCATGACGAGGCCCCCGCGTCGAGCAGACGCGGGGGCCTCGTTCTGCTTGGGTCAGCGGATGGTGACGATGTCGCGGCCGGGGAACTCGGCCACGACGTGGACCTTGCCACCGAGGGCCGCGACGTAGCGGCTGATGGTGGATAGCTCGGTCCGCTCAAGCTCGGCGGACTCGATCTCACTCACGCGCTTCTGCGTGACCCCCATCGCCTTAGCGACGGCGGTCTGCGGCTTGCCCTGCTCCTTGCGGATCTCGGCCAGCCGGTACGCGGCGATCTCGGCCTCGAGTTCGGCGCGGGCCTCAGCGACCGCGGCCTCGTCGACGTTCAGCTTGGCCCGGGTCTCGGTCCAGGTGGACCAGCCGGGCGGCGTGGTGCGGTTGGCGTGCGTGCTCATCTCTTCTTCTCCTGCCCCCGCCCGGCCTACGTGGCCCGGAGCGACGTACGGGGGTCGGAACGCCTGCTCGGCGTTCCTTCCTGGGGATGGTGGTGCGCGGCGTGTGCTCTGCGCCGGTGGTGCGATGACGCCGGCCGCTACTTGCGGCCTTTCTTCTGCTGCTCCAGCCAGGCCAACCACTCGTCGTAACGGTTGTCGGCCAGCGGGATCGCGGTCTTGTACCAGCCCCTCCAGTCGTCGCTCTTGTCGCCGGCGACCAGAAGGATTGCTTCTCGGTTCGGGTCGAACACGAACAGGATCCGGACTGTCTTGGTGATCAACTCCTTCATGTTGTTGTGGCGGCTGCCCTCGATCTTCCCGACGACGGGTCGACGGAGGCCTGGGCCGTCGGCCTGGAGCATGTCGATGCTCGCCAGCGCATGGTCCTTGGGCTTGCCTGCGAGGCTGTCCAGCCACTCGGTCACGCTGTCGTGCATGTTGACGGTCCAGGTCATGTCCACAACTATACCCCCAAACTACTAGTAGGTCTATGGTATTCCTCTGGTGATCCACAGGAGAGCGCCACGTCGTTCTGTCCAGGGTGGCGCGTAGCCTGCGGGCTCCATCTAAGGCTTGGGGGGCCGATGTTCTGGAGGAAGAAGAAGCGGGACCTGTTCGACGGGCTTCTCACGCCCGAGGGCGTCGACAACGGCATCAAGTTCCTGGCGTTCACCGAAGGCTGGCAGCACGCCGCGATGTACCGGGCGCGTCACGGAATCCCTGAGAACGCCTCCGACATCGAGCCCCCGGACGACCTCGCAGAGAAGGCGGCACCGTTCGGGGAGCGGTACATGCGGGCGTTCTACATCGGCATGGTCGAGTCGTTGAAGCACCCCGAGGTGACGGGGGACGCCAACGTCATCGCTCGCGTGTACAACGGCGGCTAGGCTCGGCGAACATGGTGGTGCCCCGGCCGGTTCGAGCGGCCGGGGCACTGGTCTGACTAGAGCGGCGGGTTCTCTTTAGACCGGAGGTAATCGATCGTCTTCTGGATAGCCGCGTCGAACTCCTGGCGTGCCTCGTGCTCGTCCTCGTTGCTGAGGAGGACGATCGGGACACCTGGCGCGATGAGCAGGTCCGCCCTCGTGGGGCCGCCCATTCCATCGCCGGGAATGCCGAGCGTCAGGAACTCCGGCCATGGCGAGTTGAGCATGCGCTGGATGGTGGCCCGGACGGCGATGGCAGAGTCGTCTGGCATCTCGAACGTGAGGTTGCCGTACTTGATGGACGTCATGCCGTCAGCCTGCCCGACGCGGACCCGGTCCGGGAGGCCGATCGGGGACTGTTCGTCAGCTCCACGAACACCTTGTGCGCCTCGAACAGGTGCTTGGGGCAGAGCTGGACCTCCTCGTCGCCCTGCCCCGCGACAGGGTTCTCGCACCTGTTGCCGTCGCGGCGGAGGTACCTGCACCGCTCGACGCGGGCGGCCAT